TAATTGACGCGATTTCCAAGGATGCTTGGGAATCTGGAATGTACTTCTTTATGAGAAGTGGATATCGACCTTTATGGGAAGCACCTGAACACATTCGAGGGGGTGCGTGGTCAAAGCGCGTCGACGCAAAGGACACCTGCGAGGTGTTCATCGATGCAATGGCTCACTGCTTTGTGAATGGTTTTCTAACCAACTACAAGGAAGCGATCGTTGGGGTGTCTGTTTCCCCCAAGGGTCAATTTCATATCATCAAGGTGTGGAACACAACAACAAACATTACAGATCGGAAGCTCTTTGCTCCGACAATGAAGATGAAGATCGCCGACGACATCGTCTACAAGGCACACAACACACGTCCCAAGTGAGGTCACAAGCACATACATTCTACACTCTGCCACCAAATAGAATAGATCACAAATGCGCTTGCCGTAGAGACCGACATGGCAACCACAAAGTTCGCAGTTTCAGTGCTCATGACAAAGTAAACAAGTACTTAACCTGATTTAAGTCGGCCAAAATCTCATCACGAATATTCAGCAGGTCTGAATCTGATCTTTTTATCATTCGAGGCAGTGTTGTTTCGAGCCACTTGCTGTTACGAGAAATGAAGGCACGAATACCCGAAACTGTGAGATTCTTTACAGGCATCGTCTTTTTGATCACCGGACGTCCGTAGCGACCCATATAGGTCTCTACGAACTTGTCGATATTGGTATCGAGTGAAGCCACCAGATCATCGGTCGCCTTGTGCTCGGCAAAGGACTTGGTCTGCCAGTGATACATCTTCACCTGGTCACGGATATTGAAAAAGATCGTGACAATCTGACCACCCTTCTTTGACTTGCGCGTCTTATACCGCTGACCACCCGCAGGCGGAAGACCTAAGGTCGGGACGTTGCGCCGAGTTCCGAATCCAATTCCGCCCGGGGGGATTTGAGGTCCAGGCTGTGCTTGTGCGCGAATCGCCGCTTCTTCTTCGGGTGTCGGCTGGGGCTTCTGATCAAAAAAGGCATTCATCTGCGCCTTCCTCACTGCCTCGGCGGGATCCTGTGCTGGGGGAGGAACCGGAAATGCAGGGGGTATTCCCTCTCGCGGAGCAGGGGCAGGCGGTGGAGCCGGTGCCGGAGGCATAACAAAGGATGCATTCGACGGGATTCCTGATGGATCGGGTGGTGCCGGTGGTGGTTCATAATCCCAATCCCAAAAAGGATCGGGTGATGCCGGTGCCGGCGCTGGAGACACGGGAGACGCGGAATTTAGAGGTGTATACACACCAGTCAACCTCATCTCATCTAAAAGAGCTTTATCCTGTGAACCTTCGGGAGCGGCTGCGTAGCGAGACGCCCATTCGGTTTTTTCCTCGGGGGTCCAGTGTTCATCCATTGTATGTATTCTACAAACTATCTAAAGTCAGCATTCCACTCGTGCAGATACCCTTCGTTGAAGAGTCTGCGCAAATAAGGTGCTAGACGCTTACGATTCGATGCGTGACCAAAATCGATAATCCAAACCTTGCCGTCGTGCTCAATAAAGTTATACGGTGTAATGTCTACGTACTGGATTCCGTGTTGGTAGAGTGTGAAGACAAGATCGTAGACTTGCTGCCTGACAGTATTTGGGAGCTCATCCACGTCATACCCATACTTATAGGCAAGTGCCATATCACCAACCAACTCCATCTCGATGAACGTCTTGTTATCTGTCTTGAGAACGGCGGGGGACAATCCAAGATTAGCAGACACTTGCTGAAGTCGAACCTCGCGTGCAATCTCCTTTGCAGGAGTGTGGGTGAACTCCTTACGATACATGGTTAGGGTTGTCTTTGTTTGGCATTTTGAATCCATTTTACCTCCTGTCCCACGTACCACCCAGTCCGACGTGATAGATTGCCAAGGGCATGACTGGGCGATTCTGTGCCTGAAGTATCTGAAGAGCATCCTTCTGGAGCCACACTCCCGGGAGAGTTTCGATGGAGTTGTCGCTGGGTTCCCGGAGCAAGAACGGGTTTGGTTCAGCCGGACGCAGCACACTTCCGGTCATCGGGAACGGATAGATCTCTTCGGTCTTCAACAAAGCCACCTTGTCAGCAACTGGATCCAGGATGCCTGTTCGAAGGTAGTACGGTCCAGTGGTCTGGTTGAGGTTTGGGTTATCCAGATCAATCTCTCCAAGAGTGGTATCGTTCAGAAGTCGCTCCATCACCGTGGACAGGTGGTTGCCTGTCGTTGCAATAAAGCTGTTAGACAGGTACTTCTTGCCTCCTGCACCTACACAGTCAAGATCACACGGGTCCTCGTTGCATCCAATGAATGCCTTTCCTTCCTTAGAGAGACGATTGATCTCCGCATAGAGCCCATCGCCTGACTCGATGATAGAATCAAGATACACGCCACCGTCATTGTACAGGATCTCCATACGAGCAAGATCGGCAACTTGTGCCCAGCGAGACTGTCCTGGTCCAGACCGTTCAATGGAACCATTCTGGTAGGCAATCGTGCTCTTGAAATATTCGGCTGTACGATCTGCATTCCCCCACAACTTATACGTGTAGCCATTTCGCTCAGCGACTGTCTTGTTCAGGTCAAACAAATACTGGCGCCACGGAGGTATCGCGCCACCGAACCAAATCTGGTGAACCTTCTTAGGAATGGTACCCGACCCCTTTGCCTTTTCTTTCTTCTCGAACTCCGCCTGCATCAGTTTACTCATTCGAATTTGAAGATCTTCTGCACTTTCCGGCATTTCAGGGAGCTGGATCACACCATTTGCATCCGGAACTGGAGCATTCCTGCCCATTTGTGTCATCTTCCAGCGAATACGAGACACGAATACATAGCTACCCTCAAGGTGTGTATTGATATCACTCAGTTCTCCGCACATACGGAGAAGACATCCAACGACACGACTCTTGGAGGAAAAGAACATTGGTCTCGTCACGTCTAATCTCACCTCGGGTAAGTAGCGTGCCAACTGCCTTGTCACAAATCGCACGCCGACGTTTGTCGCGGCTGCCTGGATCTCCGAGTCAAGCCCTTCGATCTTTTCCCCGATATGAACATCCTTGCCGTTGTGGAGATAGTAAATGATCTCGGGGATCGGAGTGGCATGAGGGACCACAACAAACTCATCCAACAAGAGGTTCTTTTTCATAGTCTGCACCGCCACCATGTTCCTGGAAGCAATGGACTGAAACTCACCATATGTCTTGTCCCACGGAACCACTTCAAAGAGCGGCAGACCGTTGATCGACTTTGCGTGCGTCATATAGTCTAGATACGGTCCCATCGAATCAACCATACTCCGGCTGCCAAAATAGACAAACTCGTAGAAGATTCCTCCTTGACGAGAGCACTGGGCACGATCTGTAACTTCCTTTGTATACCCTATCGGGCTACGGTCTTCGGCAGCACCCTGATCCTTTGCGGCTTCTTCGGCCGTCAGGCATTCTGGGTGTTCGATTATAGCATTCTGGAGCGCAGCGGCAGGCCCGTTGCTACCGGGATAGCTAAAGTTAAAGTTCACATATTTATCGGTGAGCCACAGATATTCAATAGGAAGCTGAATTACATTCACAGGCAATAGCATATTTGTACGAGTAAAGAGCATCGACAACAAGCGATCGTCGGCTTTTCCCTCATTTTCAGGCTTGTGGGATTCAGCAGCCCAGTCGTCGAGTAACTTCATCGCTGTCTTGCTGTTACCAAATGCCAGAGTACCGCCCGATGTCTCAAAGATGTATGGATCGAAACACGGGCGCTCAGCAAAGTGCTTGTTTGTACGAGGATCTGTCACCCATCCTTGTGCAAAAAAGTCTACGCCAGGCATATCAAAGATTTTTGGGTACTGGTGAATCAACATGTCACCGTCAATATACAATACAGTTCTGCCCCCACACGACTCAAGTGCTTTTTTGATAAACAATGGCTTGGCATTGATTGCTGACTGATAGTACTTGCGACCGCCGACTGCAAACTCGGGGTATTCCTGCACAAGATAGTTACAGTTTGCCGCTCTGACTGTTTGCGTCCACCTCGTAATCATATCTTCCAGCCTTCCCGGTTGCCTGGAGAGACCGCCTGTACCTTCACGATTAGGGTCGTTACCCGTGTATGGAAGTAGACTCTTTCGGTTTGCAACGAGAACATCAAATCGACTACGGCGCCCAGGGTCGCCGATAGGGAGTCTTTTCTGTTCCTCGGTCAGCTCTTTTGTGCGATCAATAATCCGTTCGCGACCAACGTTGTATTGTGCCTTCATGAGGATCCATGCCTTTCTTTGGTCGGGGTTCAATGTTTCGGCCGCGGCAATCACCTCTGCCTTCCTTGTCCGAAACTGTTGTGTGAATTCTCTCCAATCAGGGTCTTCTTCCTCATACTCTTCAAGAATCTCTTCTTTGATCTGTTCGGTAAAGACATCCGGGCACGGACGCTGAAGATTACCATTTATGACTCCTCTTCCCCACCAGTATGTAGCAACTACAAACTTACTCGCGGGGTTAATGATGACAGGTGCGAGTGGTCTGCCGTTGATCGCACGGGCGGAGTACTCAGCTATCTCTTGGGCCGAGAGTTTTGGTGGTGGAGCTGGTGGTGGAGCCACTGCCGGAGCCGCCGCCGCATTTGACGGAGCACCGGCGCGTTGCCGATGCGTCTTTCGGTGACGGTTTCTTGGTGTCTTACCAGGCATTGTAGTTTAGTAAGAAGTAGTTTTATGTCGTTGACTGCGGAAGCGGCATCAGACACAGCTTGATATCGCCCAGGTTCGCAATGACGTAGCGGATCATGATGAACCAGTCATTCTTCATGTGGACCTCGAGGTTGTTAGACAAATTGGAGCACTTGGTAAAGAGAACCAGATGGGGCAGAGAAAAGGAGCCGCTGACAATCTCCGTCGACTCGTTCTTTGCAACTGACATTTCCGATGCAGCATCCCCCATCGTCACTGTCTGAGACGCAAACGGACCCTTGCAAGAGAACGTCAAAGTGTTACCCACATTCTTGATATCGACGGTCTTTGCCGACAGCAGAGTCATGTCACGACAGATCTTTTGGAAGTCGAGGGACGGCATCGTAACGCGAGCCGAAAACACCGTCTCCGGCATCGAGATATCCGACTCATCGCAGTCCAGCAGATTCAGACGGTACTTGATACGACGTCCCTTCTCGCCATTCTCGATGGTGATGGTCAGGTGATTCGACTCCGCCTTCGAGACCGAAAACGTGATTGTGTCATCGTTCGTCACTGTCTTGACAATACGGTAGAAGTGGTCCGTGTTCAGACCCACGCTCAGCTTGGGAGCCGAGTTGTTGTACTCGTATTGCTCAAACTTGTTGGCATACAGCCTCATGTGGGTGAGGACGGTACGGGAGTTATCCATCGCAATCATGCGGATCCCATCCTTGTCAAAGACCAGATTCATCTCCACCAGCATGGACTTCAGACCCTCGGCGAGGGTACGGATGGGCGACGTCTGTACAGTCTTGGCAATCACTAGATCGTCTGCGTCGCGGCTCATTTATGTATCCCCTAGGCTCGACGTCTAAGTTGTTCTACGCACCTTGCCTATTCGGTATAGGCAAAAATTGCTAGCGAGAAGAGACTGAGTGCAATCGCTAACCACTTGAGACCTTTGATGCTCTCTCCAAACAAGAACACGCCTGTAAGCGTCACCAGAATGTTGGATGCCAAGTTCCAGGTCAGGTTTGTCACCACCATATTCGAATGCGCCAGCGCCTTCAGGAAGATATACGGTTCAAACGCATAGAGCAAGGTAGCAATCGGAAGTCCAGTCGTATACAGCAGCTTTCCTTGGTCGACCAGTTTCAATGTCCCCATCATACTGATGTCAATCAGAGCCATCACGATTCCAAAGACGATTGGGAGGAGGTCAAACTTCCCCACCTTCCAGTTCACCGATTTGATGACTCCGTCCACGAAGTCCTTCATTACTTCTTCACGAGGAAAGGAAGAAAGAAGAGAACCACGATTCCGATCAGGACGACAATATCAATGGTGCGTACCAGCTTCTGCTCACGTTCCGGCAGATCCATGAACGCCTTCATGTACTCCGGCGGCTTAGCCCAGCCCCACATCCAGCCCAGAAACGTAGGCTTGAGCCGGTCCTTGCAATCGTAGATCATATCATACCACGCGAGGGAAACATACGCAACACAGGCCAGCAGGAAGGCCATGAGAATACGGTGGGACAGGGGCTTGAAATGGGGCATCCAGTACACAATCAACACAAACAGGGAAAACACTAGGCACTTGGGGTTAAGTGTGAGGTGTGTTCCAAATAATCCGGCGGCCATTACTTGGTGTAGGTAATATAAATCAGGGAGTACATTCCCAGTAACGTCTGGAACGCAATAAAGCGATACGAGAAGAACAGATCCCAAAAAGTTGCAATCGTGACTGTTCCAGTCATGATCATCGCATCGGCAAGCAAGATCGTCCACCCACCTTCATCTGCGTAGGCCTTGAAGACGTCAATCATCTGGTTGTGACCCTGGGGCAGTCCACGGATGACGACAAAGTAGAACAAGACATCGTGAACGATCTGAACAAGGATCGACGCAAACACCAGTCCAAGACCCCATGCATTCGGGAAGAAGAACATCGCAATCAGAACTCCCAACACTGCACTCAAAACATCGGCGGATACGGCGGCGAGCCCAAACTTATCATACCAAAGCTTCAGCGCACCAGCCGGTGGGAGGAAGGGGACGCGCTGCCCCGGGCCAAGCTTGGTAATCAACATCACCACAAAGTCCACCCAGATCGCAGCACCAATCAAAGAGATCAACCGCATTACTTACTTGTTGCGACGAGTTTTGTTAGCCATGTGAGTTGACTTCTTGCGCGACACGATACGACCCCACTTGTTCATCTTGAGATCAGCCTTCTTGAGGCCACCACTTGTGTGGTGAGCCGTTCCGTGCATGACCTGTGCACGAGATCCGATGGCTTTCATGTGCATTTATTGACTACCCGTGAAAATATACCGCGTCAACTTGTTTGCAAGATACCCAATCGAAACACCATTCTCTGCAAGGGTCTTCCCATAGAGCGAATCCTCATTTCGATATGCGCCCCAGCTTTCATCAAATTTGAATCGACTGAATACATCGCGCCGAACTGTAACATGTGCATGGTGGATTGGATACGATGTATTTTCAACAAGAATTCCAGCTGTGTTTGGATTTGAGATAATGCGTCCAGAGACAAGATCGTACTCGCCTGCGGGTTCAAATGGGTTTGCGTACGCAGTGATATGTTCATGTGCATAACTGTGATAGATTGCATGATAGTCCCCATTTTGGAAGGCTTTAGCGATATACTCGAGTCTGGACGGATGCATCAAGTCGTCTGCATCGATGAACGAAATGAGATCCGTGGTCAACATACCCGCTGCTATGTTCCTATTTGTACCTTGATTGAGTCGTTGTGTGGAGTATTGAATCGACACAGGGATCCCATTGTAAGACGTATCTGTTCTCCGATCGTGATTCCACGAGGAACAAGAGATTGCGATCTGTTGGGGTTTCAAAGAGGATGCTGCGATGTTATCAATCAGAGACGAAAGCTTATCAAAGTGTTGATTATAACAGGGGATTGCAACTCCTATCATTTTCTATGACCGAGTTTTTAGGAACGGAAATATATCGCGCGGTGGCTCTGGGAGGTCCCTAAAGTCAAGTTCTTCAGTTCGGCCACAGAAAAAGGAATCTGAATGTAAAAATGGGAATCGTATGACTGTTTCGCCTTTGTATGTTGGTGCGCTTCCCCCAACGTGAGCGAGCGTAGACGTCCTGACACGCGGGTAAATCACTGTAGTTAGAAATGTTTGATCGACTCCAAAGTTATAATCGACTGGAGTCTTCTTAAAGTACTCATGGTGTTCCGTAATACTGAATCCAACAATCTTGCGCATCCCCCATAATCCACCCATCAACTCTGTTGTATGTACGACCTTATCGCGAATTGCATGAACCAAGAACTGAGGTCTACTAAGAAAGTCTCGGATGGCCCATCGATCTCTCCAGTGAACACGACTGTCGGAATCCCGTACAAACATGATGTCAACATCGGGTTCGTCGATTGCTTTAAATCGTTCAATCATATTGGCATCCCCAAGTTGTCCAGTTGGCTTGACCACTACATTTGAATACATTGCGACTTGCTCCAAGAACTCTGGATCTACATCGGGGGCAGTGTAAATATAGACTTTCCATCCTGGAAAGTGAGTCCCGATTAGATTAATATTCTGAAACATTGCAACTGGGTAATACCTTGGGTTGGGTGGTCCGTATAGACAGAAAGAAAAGACGTTTACCATTATTAGTACTATAGTATAAGAAGAATGAAGGTTTTCTGCATGGATCTTCACATTTCCGTGATTGAAGACTTTAAGTCCCTGGGGTTAGATGTTGAAGTTACAGATTGGTGTATGTCGGGACATGCATTCGTAATGAAGCGTGTGATGGACAAGCCTAAGCATATCAATGCAGACACTTGGAAACAGTTGACACCCCAACAAATTGAAGCCTTTCAGAAAGAGTATGATACGTTCTTATCTACATTCGACTGCTTTGTTGTGGGATATGCAAGCGCCTTTGCAATGATCTTTGAGAAGTACCGCAAGCCGATTATCATGATCAATGCCTGTCGATATGATCTTCCCTTCTGCTCAACTCATGACATGAATGGCCTTGCTCGGTATAAGGAGTGTCTTCGTCGTCTGGACACCGATGGGCTCCTGTTTGCAGTGTCGAACAATCTTGGGGATCAATGGTATACTCAGTGCTTCTCTGGTATACGGACTCGTCACATTCCGTCCCTGTGTTTGTATACTGGAATTAGGTACGCCCCAACACGACCTACCTTCTTGTGCTATCACGGAAATGTACCCAACCATCCACTCGTAACACCCAAGAAAGACATTGGGGTGTTCGATTGGTCAGTTCTCGGTCAGTTTAAGGGAATCATTCACTTCCCCTACGAAATCAGTACGATGAGCATGTTCGAGCATTTCTCAGGGGGTCTACCCATGTTCTTCCCATCCAAGGAGTACTTGAAGGCAAATCCGTCGCTGCAGACACTCGCTGCCTATTGGTCACCTCTTCCCCCCGACATGAAAGAAGTTGAAAATCTGGCTGATTGGATTGATCGTGCTGATTTCTACAACGCCTTCAAGTCTCCAAACGTCCGGTATTTCGATTCAATTCCTCATCTATTCAGCTTATTGGAGACGTTTCAATATGTCCCTGAGTCGCGCAAGGAGTATATCGAATCCGCAAAGGCCCAGTGGAGACAGCTTCTTGCCGAAGTGAAGACCCGGAGTATTCGTACTAAATCTCCTCAACACCTCTGCTACAATCGGCTGCCTCTTCTTGCTCAATCGGTCTACGATGCAAACTATCAAGGATCGGGGGTCACAGTCCAGCATACGTATCCGTATAGGTACCCATTTGCATTTGGCGATATCGTGTTTGTCAAGACAGACTATCTCGAGTGGTTCCTGCAAAACCGAGTCGTGAATAGATCTATCACGCTTGTCACGGGTGTCTCAGACTATTCTCCGAGTGAATCTGCATGCAAAAAGATTCTTGAGAATCCAAACATTAAACGGTGGATTGGATGCAACATTACAGTTCGGCATCCAAAGATCTACAAGATCCCGATTGGGGTAGGAGAACCCGAACGACAGAACGGGAACCACGATGAACTTGTCCGTCTTCACGAAAGCCGAATTCCATGGCAAGAAAAGAGCGATATGATCTGCATTCCGTATCATGGAAACACACATGGATCCAGGACGTTACAACCAACCCTTCCTCGACTCCCATTTGGAGAGTACATGACTGAAATAGGAAAGCACAAGTTTGTAGTTTCACTCCGTGGAAATGGTCTCGATACTCACCGAGTCTGTGAAATTCTGCTGATGGGTTCAGTCCCCGTCATCTTGCACTCAGGACTCGATGACATGTACGAACGGTTCCCATGTTTGCTCGTTGACTCGTTTGATGCGATTGACACCTCTGGGTTTACGTGGGACCCCGTCAAGTATGAACAGTTCCTTGATGTCTTTTGGATGAGGCTACATGACTTACAAGCATTCCTCTCAACTTAATGAATGAAGTGTGCCGTAGTAACAGGTGTCACCGGACAGGACGGATCGTATTTGGCCGAACTCCTGATCAGCAAGGGCTACGATGTCTACGGGATTGCCCGCAGGACATCTCGCTCCAACACGGAGCGGATCACTTCCATCCTGACGCATCCTCGCTTCTTTCTTCGCGAGGCAGATCTATGTGATGGAAACTCTCTGCGAACTGTTTTTGAAGAGGTCGCCAAATATGAGCGGATCGAGGTCTACAATCTTGCAGCACAGTCTCATGTCCATACATCCTTCCGTCAGCCGGAGTTTACTGCGAATGTGGATGCTCTTGGGCCTCTGCGTATCCTTGATATCCTTCGCTCTATGCAGCTGAACCGAGCAAGGTTCTACCAGGCATCCACCTCGGAGCTCTATGGCAAGGTGATGGAGACACCGCAGAGCGAGACGACTCCCTTCTACCCGAGGAGTCCCTATGGATGTGCCAAACTCTACGCATTCTGGATCGTGAAGAACTACCGGGAGAGCTACGGGATGTTTGCCTGCAACGGTATTCTGTTCAACCACGAGTCGGAGCGTCGTGGTGAAGAGTTCATTACTCGCAAGATCACCAAGGGCATTGCGAGGCTGCGCAAGGATCCTACCTTTGTCCTTGAACTTGGAAACCTGGACGCCAAGCGTGATTGGGGATACGCGCCGGACTATGTGGAGGGAATGTGGAGAATGTTGCAAGAGCGAGCTCCCGACGACTACATTCTTGCGACGGGGGAGACACATACAGTCCGGGAGTTTCTGGAGACTGCATGGGGCAAGATTGTCTGGAAGGGTGACGGTGTCAATGAAACGGGTGAGGATGAAAATGGTCGTGTGATCATCCGTATCAACCCAGAGTTCTACCGTCCTGCAGAGGTAGAGCTCCTGATTGGGGATCCGACCAAGGCGTGGTATAAGCTTGGGTGGAAGGCAACCACTACATTCCCCGAGTTAGTTGGGCGGATGGTTGCTCACGATAGTGTCTAAGAGAATAGAAATGAACGTTCCGAATACAGGTCAGATTCAAGTCAACAGCTCATTCGGACGTTGGATTGCTAAGTATTCGGCGGATCCCAGGTTTAGTCGGTACCTTGAGATTGGAACCTGGAATGGACGGGGATCTACTTGCTGTTTCTATGAGGGATTCAAGACGCGCACAGATACCTTCACACTTCAGAGCTATGAAATTATGAAGGATCGTGTCGCTGAGGCAACGAATGTGTGGCAGGGGTATTCGCCGATTCAGATCATCCATGGACGCGTGCTAGAGGATCATGAGTGTCCCACGTCGGACGCAGTTCGTGCAGTCCATCCGGTAATCAATTCAAAATGGCATAATCAAGACATTACGCACTTCTGGGCTTGCAAGTACGTTCCTATGAACGACCCCCAGGTGATTCTGTTAGACGGCGCAGAGTATCTGACATGGTTTGAGTTTGAAAAAATGATCGCAACAACACAGGCATCGGTATATCTCCTGGATGACACGCAAACTGCAAAGTGTCCAAAGATCCTAAGGTGGTTTGCCGATCACCCCGAATGGGTGCGTGTCGCGGGATCAGACACCGAGAGAAACGGCTGGGCGGTTTACGAGCACCGCGTATAACAAAAAGCTATATTTATGGTCATACTTCACAATGCTATCGGTTCAACTTAACGGTGGTCTCGGAAACCAATTATTTCAGCTTGCAGCCGCAGAAACGATTGCATCGGAAACAAATCGCAAGATGTGTCTGATTGATACCGTGTCCCCGTCTACGGTTCATAGTTCTGCAAACTATTTTGACTCGGTGCTCTCTGAATGGAAATCTCTTCCCGTGTTACCCACCCCATACGCAGCCGTTACAGAACAATCCTACCAAAAGCAGGACTGGACCTCACTGCTTCCATCCGACGACTCTGTCTGTCTCTACGGGTATTTTCAGAACTGGAAGTACGTTCCACCTAACTTCACGAGTAGACTGAAACTACCGTATGTACCCCAGCAAAGAGGCGCCTTTTTGCACATTCGAGGGGGAGATTTTGTGAACCATGGACTCCATGATGTTGGACTACAGAGGAGATATTACCGGAATGCAATCAACTATTTCCCCAGGGGTACTCACTTCTTTATCTACACTAACGATGTACCGTATGCAAAAAAGTGCGAATTCCTCTCTACCATCTCACACTCGTTCGTAGAGACAGATGAACTCACCAGCCTTGCGGGGATGTCAAGGTGTACGCAGGGTGGAATCTGCGCAAACTCGTCCTTCTCCTGGTGGGGTGCGTTTCTGAACCCAAACCGAACGATCGTGATGCCCACTCGGTTCTTCGGTGATCCTGGAATTCATATTGAAGGATACTACTTCCCCGGGGTTATCCGTTGTGCCGTTTAGATGGTGTACTTTTGATTAATCATGCTTTGCAGATTATCTCCTCTAATGAAGGTAACTGTGTTCCTTTGTTTGATCTTGTCGTAAATGAGCTTCATCATTGGATACAACTTGGATTGGTTCTCGACAAGATCAGTATTGATGACGTAGATGTGTTTTCCAGAACAGAACATCCCATTGACTAAGAATGCAGATCCATCCACAACAACAAGATTCCGACCAGAGTTTACAAGATCGATCTGCGTTTGTAAATCGGTGATGTCATCTGTATGAACGAGTCTGTGGGTGCATCCAGCCGTGGCAAAGACATCTAAAAAGGGAGTCAAAGGACATGGTCTATCATTTGGAACACAGTTCTCCTTCCTCTGTCTTGGCATAACAACAAAGTCTACGTCGGGCGTCACATGTGATGAAAACTGGTTAAAGAATGCGTCCAACAGAGCGGGGTATTCTTTTTTGATTGGATTGTCAATTAATCGAAATGATGAACCAAATTGCGTGGAGTCATACTTAATCTCCTCGTCTCGAATTCCAAAATATCTACAAAACAAAGTCTTGTATGTTTTCTTGTTGGCTAAGATTATTCTCTTACGCAGTGTAGGTAAGACTGCGCTATTGACCACTACAGGTAAGATGATAGCACATTCAAAGACCCAATGCGCAAATGCCTCATGATCAAGCGAATCAATCGCTATTGAGTTCATTTATTATTTGCTGCCGCAAGAGTATTTCTTGCTTAGAAACGCCCGTAGTTGCTAAGAAAATATTCAAGATCTTCGGGCACACCTAATCCCCACATCTGTTTGCATGTATCTATCGTAATCTTCAATCCATCTGCAATTGCCTCATTGTATACGGGCACCGTATAGAACTCATTGTTCACCCGAATGTTCTTTCCGATCATTTGCTCTGCAAACCGAACAAAGTCCGAACCTCGCCTCCACATGTACACACCTGTGGTTGCATGGTCCGAGAACGGATCCTTCTCCCGAACCTCTGTCACATATCCGTCCTTTACGGCAGCATAGGACCACTTAGGGTTGCGATCACCATTGAATGTAGAGATCTTACCATCCGCACCGGAGTTTAAGAACGACTGGACAAACTGACCAGCATCAAACTCAATGAACTGATCGCTGTTCGCAATCAAAAGCGGCGTATCATCGTTAATCAAATCCTTTGCTAACAATACCGTGCACGCAGCACCCTCGGTAACCTTATCAACCACGAGAATGGAACACCCCGGTGCAATCGAACGAAGGTAGTCCTTGCATGACTCAGGGTAGTCTGCGCGAATCACAAACACAAACCTTGCACATGGGACCGCAAGATTGTCAACTACCCATGAAATCATCGGCTTACCGTGAACTGGAATGAGTGGCTTGGGATCAGTATATCCGGCCCTTGTAAACCGACTTCCATTACCGGCCATGGGGATCACGATCGTAATAGGAGTCAACGCAGCCATTACAAACTCTTCGGTTAAAGACGATGGTGTAGGAACGCAAACAACCCTAGATCCGCTTGCTTGTGCGGATGCAAGTCCAATCGGCGAATCCTCAAAAATGAGAGTTTCATTGGCGGTAACTCCAGCTTTCCGATGGCATAGTTGATAGATCTCCGGATCAGGCTTTGGTAAACGGACGTCTTCATTTGATACCGTGAATGTAAATAGGTCCCGAATCCCAAGTGCATCAAGTGCAGAATCAAGCGTGGCCCGTATGCAGTTTGTTGCACAGGCTGTTTGGTATCCTTCATTTCGCAGACAAATTAGCATTGAGCAAAGAACGGCTGATTTAGAAACTCTAGACACGGCAGTTGCGGTTAACTCTTGCTTCCGGGCGAAGATCTTTTCAAATAGACCGGACGAAAGACCCTTGTTCTCTTCAAGCATCGTAAGTTTTGCGCGAGTACTACGTCCATTATAGGTAGCAATATGCTCATCGCGAGAAATAGAATACTGTGTTCCGGCTACTTCGCAGATTGCTTGATTAAGCGTTTCATAATGAACCTCGCAAAAATCGAGTAAGACTCCATCCAGGTCAAATACAATTAACTTCATTTTAAAGAGGAATACCTATATACATTATGTTGATTATTGCACATCGCGGAAATACGAATGGACCCGATCCAGCAACTGAAAACAGGGAGGAAACAATCATATCTGCAATAACAGAAGGGTTTGATTGTGAGATTGATGTGTGGCGAATTGATGGACAGTTATGGCTGGGACATGACGGACCACAGTATGCGACATCTCTATCCTTTTTAGAGACATACCAACACGCACTGTGGGTTCACTGTAAGAATTTGGATGCACTTGTCTACTTGAAGGATCAGTTCAACTGTTTCTTCCACGACAAAGATACATACACCCTAACGAGTAAAGGCTATATCTGGGGTAACATTGGCAGCCCTACAACGGAGAAGGTTATATGTGTAATGCCACCGGGAGATCATGGAGTCTGTCTTGGTGTATGTACTGATTTTTCGATGCGTATAAAGAGTCTACATGTTTGTCAATAATAGAGATCAATGGCTAACATCATAGAACCTATGTATCAAACCTATTGTGAATACATTCGCAGTATTGTGAAGTCAAACGATCTATCAAACTTCAAAGGAAACCCAGTCTATCAAGGAATTCTTGAGCATGTAAGCCCTGAGCTAGGCAAGAAGTATTATGAATCAATACTGCATTCACATGGAGTAAGCCGAGATGCTATTCTCTCGTTCTGTAAAAAGAATGATCAAATTGGATCTCCTAAGCTATCTTCAATTGACGGTATGTTGTTATCACCAAGTTCACTGCGGTATATATGTCATGCCCTTCTTATTTTGAGTCATTGTGTTCGCGTTAAGAATCTGACGCCTTCTATGGTCGAAGTTGGTTGTGGATATGGTGGTTTGGCTCTTGCTATTGATACATTTAGCTCTATGTTTGGAGTTACCGTCAAATCCTATACGATGATTGATTTGGATGATCCTCTGAGTTTCCAGAAACTCTATCTATCACACCACACGACTTCATTCCCAATCTACTTTGAGAGTGCATCCACGTATGGTAGCAATGTCAAAGGTAATGATAACTTCCTGGTTAGCAACTACTGTTTTTCTGAAGTACACCCTCAAATACAACAGAACTATCTAAGGACTCTTTTTCCTAAGTGCCGTAACGGGTTTCTGCTTTGGAATCACGTGAAGATTTTTGATATAGGAAAGAAAGTGCTCATAGATCAGGAGGTTCCTTTGACCTGCCCTACAAATGCTGTAAACTCAAACTATCATCTCTATTTCTGAGGATACTTAATCCGATTCCAGTTGATAGGGTTGCTACCATTTGCTTCCATCAACTTTGTAACATAGTCCATGTTAACCAATGTTGGATGAACATACCAATCCTCGAACGAGTTTGATTCATTTGAAATATCACTAAACACACGGACATAACCACGTGCGGCAAAAATCTCCCGTGACTTTGCCCTCGTATCAAAATAATTACCTCTATAGATGTCGTGTTCAAACGTCACTGTTGCAAATGTATACGCATCAAAGACTTCATTATTCAGTTTTTCCAGAGTAGCCAATGTAGATCTATTCTCTACAAGTAGGTCAATTTGCAGGTAGTCAATCGAATTGGGCATATTGCTTGTCTGGAATAACTGGCTGTAGTTAATTGTTGTCGCATCTTGAATCACATGAACGCTATTGGGACGATGTGCCCTATACAGCGGGAGGTATGCGTTGTCAATCTCTATCATAATTCCATTCCAACCATAGCTGCTTTCGAGCAGAAATGAATTATTGATATTGATTGGGTGGCACGAGCCTATCTCCACGAACGTTCCATTGCGCCTGTTGTCTAAGACTGTAAGAACGAACTTATCCTGTTCAGCCTGCCCTCTAAACATTTATAACTACACCACAAATCTACCTGGGATTCCAGGCGCATTTGTGTTTTTGATTTCTTGGCTGTTTTCTTGGAGAGCACACGGCTGTCTCTAGTTGGAGTACGCAAGACCGCCCATGCCGGACATGACGCGCAGCACGTTGTAGTTCACCGCGTAGACGCGCACCTGAGCCGTACGACCCGAGCGCACCGTGTTCACGGACACCGTCAGCTGGAGCGTGGCCTTGTCGATACGCGAGAAGTTGCAGGTGCCCGACGGCTGGTGCTCCTCCGGCTTCAGGGCAAACGAGTACACGTTGATACCCTGGGTCGGCGTGCGGCTGTGGTGCTGGTACGGCTGCACGCGGGAGAAGTAACGTCCCTCGCGCTCCGTGAAGCGGTCCTGACCGTTGAGCTGCAGCTTGGCAACCTCCACCGGGTTCTTGCCCTCGCAACGCACACCGGACTGGAGGATGACCTTCGCGAGTAGGTAGTTCGTCGTGTCCTCGAAGACGATTGCCTGGTCGTTGCCCGTGTTGGTGTCGAGCCAGCTGGCGCCGTTGAGCGACGGGCCAACTCCAGGCTGTCCAAGACCGCCCAGGAAGTACGGGCCCGAAGGACCGTCGCCGGAAACAGTGGGAACCGCTCCCGTGAGTCCACCCGTCGCGAGCGAGCCGCGGGCGAGGACGTCCATCACGATACCCTCCGTGCTGAAGTCATCCGTGTAGTTGAAGGGCTGGCATCCGTTGACCTCCGTGATGAACGACTGGTTGGGCGTGCAGTCCACGAAGGAGTCGCGCTGGACGACCCACACGAGCTCCTTGACCGGGTGGTTGAAGTTGAGCTGGATCTTGTTCGAGCTCGACGTGATCGCCTCGGCACCCGTGAACTGGAGCTGCTCAATCAGGTACTCGTGCGTCTGCTGGGCGAAGCGGCGACGCTCCTCCGTGTCCAGGTAGATGTAGTCGATGTACAGCGACGCGGCCGTGAGCGACTGGATGCTCGTGGGCAGCGTGCCCGTCAGGAGCTCGTAGTACGTGCAGTTGATCCACTGCTCGAACTCGATGTTGATGCGCACCTCGTGGTACTGGAGCGCGATCAGGGGGATCGCCAGACCCGGGTTGCGGCAGAACCAGAACTGGAGCGGGATGTACAGCGTGCGCGCCGGGGTGCCGGCACGGGGGGCGCACGTGTTCGTCAGCTCAGCGCCAGCGCACGAGGCATCCAGCGCGTAACCACGACGGTCCTTCATCAGCACCAGGTCGTGCGTGTGTCCGAGCATGTCGTTGAGCGCCTCAATCGTGCCCTGGTCCTGGGACAGCTGGGTCCAGATCTGCATCCAGTCACCGTACTGACGGTCGATGCGCTGGCCACCAATCTCGAGCTCCACCGTCTTGATGAGACGGTGTCCGATGTACGACAGCCAGCGGAAGCGGTTCAGCGTCGAGGTGCCGCTGAGCTCGACCGCCGGGAGAACCACCTGCACATACGTGCGGTACATCAGGTCGGCGTTACGGTTGATCACGGCCGTCACGCGCTTGTTGAAGTCGGCCTGTCCGTTGAACGTCACCTCAATGGACTCCATCGCGAAGTTGGTATGACGCTTGTACAGCACCTTCCAGAACGTGATCTGGGGGTTGCCGCTGATGTAGATGTCCTGCGCACCATAGCTGACGAGCTGAAGAAGACCACCACCCATATTGATTGTATGATACTAACTGGGAAAAAATATTTATCGACGAAGGCGACGCGTCCTGTGGCGACGCGCACCTATCTTCCTTCCAAATACATCCCGAGGCGAGACCGGTTCTACGTGACGCAGGTGTTTCTTACGCTCAAGGAGGTCGTTGGCATCCGTGTCAGGAGGCAGGTCGCCGCCTCTGTCTTTCGCAAACACACGTCTCGCCTTTGCGAGTTTGGTGTCTTTGCGTCGTGTTTTGAGCATTATTTATTGGATAGACTTTAGGTGGGCTTACGCCTTGGAGAGGAGGTGCGCCTTCTTGGCACGGGCACGGAGCGTCGCCTTCTTGCCGCTCGACTTCAGACCGTGAGACTTGAGAACGCGCTTGAGCGCCTTGGCGGAGGGACCATGGCGGCGAGTGTGACGGCGACCACCTGTGGCAGAGGCAGGAGAAAGCGTAGACATTTTGTTTAAAGGGTGAGAGAAACTTTCAGGATGAACGCGAGAAGTAAAAAATGGAGCCTGTGTCTATTGGACTTCTTGTTGGATTTTTGCTCGTCGGCATCTTTGGGGTCTATGGATGTGTCATGAGAAAGCGGGCGGAGATGCCGAAGTCCCCGTCCTCTGAGAATCTAGCAGATATGTCTAAGGAGCACTCGACGTAAGCGTTAAAATATCAGATAACACACAATGGGGCGACGAGCTACGCAGCGGCAAAGAGGAGGCAGTGATGCTGCGGCATTCGCAAGATGCAAGGCCGGTGTGAGCCTTTGGTTTAAGCGTCTTACTTCTCTGATTCGGCCCGTGCTTCTGAAGTATATTATTGATAATCCAAACGGATCGATGTGTCTGACCAACTCGGGTACACTCTTGCGCCAGTTCGTACGAGATGAAAAAGCAAAGCAATCCATGTGGTCTGGACTCGTGTGGACGGCAACAGAAGATAGACAAGCAAACCTCCAGATACGATGGATTATGGATACAATCCGCACGGACAATGAGTTCCGCACAGCATGTGCCCGTCGCGACAAGGCACAAATGACATTGATCATGGACGAGTATCTTCAGCGATTTCAAGACCATTCGTGCGATGCGTTTAACAGTGATTACTGGCGCGAAACCAGTGGCGCCCCTAAGCGTCAGTTTAGCAAATATGATGTGTATTCAAATAGCATGTGCGATGATGTAGGATACCGAGTGTGGTGTTCAGACCCTAAAGTTGTGGTGCAGAATGCCGAAGCTGTTTTTAATCCAATTATGGGAGCGATGGGTGGAAGACGGCGCCGTCGTTCTACTCTAAGATCAGCTTCGGGGTGATGTGCATCGCCTCGAGCTCCTGCATCCACAACTTCATGGCGTACGGGATGGTCTTCATGACAAAGTCCGTCTTGTTGCCACACGCACCGCACGAGTAGATTCCCTCCACCGGATTGACCACGGCAAGCGTGCCACAGGTCTTGCAGAGTCCCGTCTTGAACGGGTCGGAAACATCCATCAGACGCTCCTTGGTAAACACCGAGATGCCGTGTGACAGCATACAATCGCGCTCCATCTCACCCACACGCAGTCCACCATCACGGGACCTCCCCTCGCACGGCTGACGAGTCAGGCTCACGATCGGACCGCGCGCACGAGAATGCTTCTTATCAATCACCATGTGCTTCAGGCGTTGGTAGAACGTCGGACCCATGAAGATCTCAGCCTGCATCATCTCACCCGTCTGACCGTTGTACAGGATCTCGTTTCCGTAGGGGTGCATGCCCATGTCCACCATGTGTTTCTTCAGATCCTCCACCTTGAGGTGGGAATACGGCGTGCCATCGCCCAGCGTTCCCTTGCGCACACCGATCTTGCCGAAGATGTTCTCCATCAACTGAGCAATCGTCATACGGGACGGGACAGCGTGGGGGTTCATGATGATGTCCGGACGCAGACCCGTGGCCGTGAAGGGCATATCCTCCTCGTCCATCATCATACCAATCGTCCCCTTCTGACCGTGGCGAGAGGACACCTTGTCTCCAATCTGAGGGATACGCTCCGACACTGTGCGCACCTTAATAAACGGGTAGCCATCCGAGTTCTTGTCCTGCCACACGCCGTCGATACGGCACTGCTCGGAGTTCTTGTGGGTGGTGGACGCATCTCGGAATGCATACCCCGCCGCATCGTTTCGCAAGTTCACCACCTTGCCGATGATGACATCGTTCTCATTGATCACCGAGTTGATGATTGGGAGCCCATTGTCCGACACGGCTGCGTAGCTGGTGTTCTTGTACTTGCGAGTATTGTGCTTCTGAGGTTTCATGAACTTCTCCTCACGACCCGAGGTCACGTTCCGGTGCTCCTCGTCCTTGTACATGCCGTAATACAGACCGCGGAAGAATCCACGCTGGACTGCAGACTTGTTCAGGATCACCGAGTCCTCCTGGTTGTATCCGCCGTAGCAAGCAATGGCCACAATGGCATTCATTCCAAACGGCATCTCATGCATCTTCAGGATGTTCATGGCGCGTGTCTCCACAATCGGACGAGCGATGGAACAGAGCACATAGGCATTCTTGTCCAGGCGCTTGGCAAAGTTCCCCGCGTACACGCACATCGCCTGCTTACCCATGGCTGACTGGTAGGTATTACGAGGTGACTGATTGTGATCCGACAGAGGGATCGTTGACGCCATGTGACCCACGATCAAGGATGGATGGACCTCGTAGTGGGTATGGGAACTTGTCATTTGATCGAGGCTTGTTGCAATCCGGAGTGTCTCTGTCTCGGAGGAGTCGATGTAATCAATGCTTGATGTACACCACTCGTTCCAGCTGGAGGTGTCCTTCGGAGGAGAGGCTCCGGCGCGAAACACTGGGCGCACACATCGACCACCATCCGTCTCAATGGAGATGCCATTCATCAGCGTATACCAAGCAATCGAGATGTGGGGGTGCAGACGGCGAGTCTGCTTTGCCTTTCGCAGTGCAGTGACCAAGCGATAGGGATCCTTCGTGAATCCGACCATCACACCATTGATCGTGACCGACGTACCCTCATAGACCCGGGGCGTATCGATCCACGTCACATCCTTCCACTCTTGCAAGAAGTGGATGATCGTGGTCGACGGAACGTGCTGAGAGATTGAGGTCAGCAGGCTCATATTCTTAACAATACCCACCGAATGACCCTCTGGTGTCTCCACTGGACACATAAAGCCCCACGAGGTACCGTGAAGCTTACGAGGAGCCAGGAGCTTACCGGACTTCTCCACGGGCGTCTGGATACGGCGGAGGTGGGACAGAGTCGCAGCATACGACATCCGAGCCAGGACCTGTGAAACACCCACCTTGGTGGCATTGGACATTGCCGCCGCAGACCCCAGTCCCTGAACCGTGAAGTTACCCGTCGCCAGAGCCTGTTTCAGCTTCCCCTCAATCGCCGAGAGCTTCAAGATCTTATACAAATTGTTCACGTTCAGGATGTCCATCGGACGAGGACCTCCCTCACCGCGCTTCCAAGAGTCATTGTTGACCTCCTGCACAAACTCATTGCGAGTGTCGTTGCAGACCTTCTGGAACAGCTGACGGAACAGATGGGTCAGCAGAGCACCCGTCGTCACCACACGCTTGTTCGGGTAGGCATCGCGATCATCCAGAGGGATCTGCTTGCAAGAGGTCAAGATCAGTCGACGGATCATTGCACCCATCAGCATCGTCTTGCGGGCATTATGAACTGGAGTCGTCGTCAGCTCGGAAGCAAAGCGGACGTGAGGCAGGAACTCCGAATTCAGGAGCTGGCGGACATACGCACACTTGTCCTCCTGGTTGGTGCCGTACTGCAGATGGTTGGTCAGATACTGGATGGCTTCCCGCTGAGTAAAGATTCCCAGCTCCGATGCATCACGGAAGGAAGCCGCCAACATCTCTGCATGAAGGTCATCCTCCGACCCCCACACAATCTTGGTAATCTCACGATCAGTCAAGACTCCCAGAGCACGGAAGTACACAACAACCGGCACATCCTCGCGGAAGCGGGGCACACAGGCTGTCAGCGGGTTGCCGTAGCCATTGAACTTGGAGCTAATACGGATCTCCAGCTTCTTAGGGGGCATCGTAAACGACTCGTGCAAAGACTTGATCTCCACCGAGTGGGTGTGCTTGGACGCTGACTTCTTGTTCTGGAAGATCATGATGCGATTGTCGGCAACCTTCTCCTGACACAGGATCGTGCGCTCCGACCCGTGGATGATGAAGTACCCCAGGGGATCGTGGGCACACTCACCATACTCTGCCAGGCTCATCGGGTAGTCCTTCAACAGACAGAGCGAAGATCCAAGCATCACGGGTAGCTTGCCCAGGCTGATTCCCTCAAACACATGCGACTCCTCGTCGTAGGTGTCTAGCATCGGACCCTTGTACGTGCGGGCAACAAATCGAATGTCCACATACATTTGTGCGGCGTAGGTGAAGTTACGGATACGCGCCTCCATCGGAAGCATCGGCTTCACACGACCCGTCGCCTCCTGGATACGGGGCTTGATATAGCTAATATTCTCAAAATACAGCTTGAACTCATACTTGTACTTCTTGATCATCTCATCCTGCTCGTGCCAGACCGTGATGGGAGGAGTCGACTGAATAATCAGGGGAATCTTGTGGCGAATGAAGTCCTCATACGAATCAACCTGGTGGTCCACCATCCTCCGAACACCGTTGCTAAAGAAGGCGCGCACTGCATCCCATTCGTTGATGGTAGTGGGAGGAGGAGCGACTGAAGGGAGCGACGTCATGGTAACTGTTGGTGGTGTCTTCCGTGTAAATAAAGTTATTCGTTTTGAATAAGTGATGTCTGGGATCAAGATTCAAAAGGTAGACCACGTCGAGCCAGAAGCTAAACCGACCCATCGCAAGTCGATGCGGACATATCCCCGTGGAGCGATGAAGGGAACGAGGTCACGCACCCGAGGGGGGTCTGAATTTACGCCAGTCAAGGATCCTGCCAAGCCTCCTCCGTCGCGGCGCTCTACCTTGAAGATCTTGACAAAGAAGGGTGCCGACCATCGCCGAAAGACGATTAAGCAGTCGGTTGACAAGATGAGCGAAGCGGGGGTCCGTGCTGCCCTGAAGAAGTCCAAC